CAGAGATATGGACTTTCGTTATGGATTTTATTGATGTCAAATACATCAATTTTCTTGGATCTAAATTTCAAAAATTTAAAAGAGTAAAGAGTAATCTTTATAACTTCCGTTGTCCTATTTGCGGAGATTCCCAGAAGAATAAAAATAAGGCAAGAGGATACCTTTACCAAATCAAAAATAATACAAACTACAAATGCCATAATTGTGGAGTTAATATGTCCTTTAATAATTTTTTAAAGGATATTGATGCAAATCTTCATAAACAATATGTATTTGAAAAGTATAAAAGTGGAGTAAGCGGGAAGAATTTTCAAACAGAAGATCCTAAGTTTGAATTTGAAAAGCCAGAGTTTCGTGAAACTGTAGATCTTCCAAAAGCATCTGAAAATGATAGGGCAAATGAATATCTAAAAAGTAGAAATCTAAACCCATATAAATTTTATTACACCCCCAATTTTAAAAAGTGGACTAATTCTCTTCAACAAACCTTTGATAATACAAATTATGATGAGGAGAGAATTATCATACCACTTTTTTATAAAAAGAAATTAATTGGATTTCAGGGGAGAGCTATCGGTCCAAGTCAGGTAAAATACATTACCATTATGCTGGACGAAGATGCACCAAAAATTTACGGACTTGATGAAGTAAATTCAGATGAAACAATTTACATTACTGAAGGACCTTTCGACTCGACCTTTATTAAAAACTCTGTTGCTATGTGTGGGGCCGATATTGATATTAGCTCGTTTGGTTGGAGCAGTGTTGTTTACATTTATGATAACGAACCACGCAATCGAGAAATCGTCAACAGAATCTCCAAAACAATCGACATGGGAGATAAGGTAGTGATATGGGACACTGGAGTTGAAGAAAAGGACATTAATGATATGGTTTTATCTGGACTGAATGTTCAGAATATGGTAGAATGTAGTACTTATCAAGGATTAGAAGCAAAACTTAAGTTTATCAACTGGAAAAAAATATGAGCAACGGAACCAAAGTCGTCAAGAGAAGTGGACTAATTGAATCTCTTGATCTGGACAAAATGCATTTGATGGTGAATGAGGCATGTAAAAATCTTTCTGGAGTTTCTGCAAGTCAAGTGGAAATGACTTCTGGGATTCAATTTTATGACGGAATTTCTACTCAAGAAATTCAAGAAATTCTAATTCGTAGTGCAAGTGATTTGATTGATTTGGACCATCCAAACTATCAATATGTTGCCGCTCGTCTTCTTCTGTTTTCTGTTCGCAAGCAGATTTATGGAAGAATGAATGAACTTCCTGATCTTGAGACACATATTTACAATTGTGTGAGTTCTGAAGTATATGATGCAGATATTTTTACCAAATATTCAAAGGAAGAAATTCAGAAAGCAAATAACTACATTGATCATGATCGTGACTTCTTATTCACTTATGCAGGTCTTCGTCAAGTAGTTGATAAATATTTGGTTCAGGATAGAAGTGGTGGTGGAGTATATGAAACTCCTCAGTTCATGTATATCATGATTGCTCTGACTATCTTTGCAGAGTATCCAAAGGAAACCCGTATGTCATACGTTAAGAGGTACTATGACGCAATCTCAAAGCACAAAATCAACATTCCTACACCAATCATGGCGGGTGTTAGAACCCCACTTCGACAATTTGCGAGTTGCGTTCTTGTTGATGTTGATGACACCCTTGACAGCATCTTCAGCTCTGATATGGCAATTGGCAGGTATGTTGCTCAAAGAGCAGGAATTGGTATCAACGCAGGTCGAATCAGGGGCATCAACAGTAAGATCCGAGGTGGAGAAGTTCAACACACTGGTGTTGTCCCTTTCCTCAAAAAGTTTGAAGCAACTGTCCGATGCTGCACTCAAAATGGCATCCGAGGTGGATCAGCGACTGTCCACTTCCCAATCTGGCACCAAGAAATAGAAGACATTCTGGTTCTTAAGAATAATAAGGGTACGGAGGATAATCGTGTTCGTAAACTTGACTACAGCATTCAAATCAGTAAACTCTTCTACGAAAGATTTATTCAGGACGGTGAGATCACACTTTTCTCCCCACATGATGTACCTGGACTATATGATTCTTTCGGAACAGACGCATTTGACGATTTATACGTTCAATATGAGAACAATTCGTCCATTCCGTCGAAAAGTATTAAGGCACAGGAACTTATTCTTAGCCTCCTCAAAGAACGTGCTGAAACGGGTCGTATCTACATTATGAATATTGACCACTGTAATACTCATTCGTCCTTCAAGGATAAAATTGAGATGAGTAATCTGTGCCAAGAAATCACTCTTCCAACGCATCCAATTCAACATATTGATGATACGAGTGGTGAAATTGCACTTTGTATTCTCTCTGCAATTAATGTTGGTAAAGTAAAGTCGGATGAAGAACTTGAAGAACTTTGTGAACTTTCAGTTCGTGGTCTTGAGGAATTGATTGATTATCAGCAGTATCCAGTTAAGGTTGCTGAAATTGCCACAAAGGCACGGAGATCCCTTGGAATCGGTTTTATTGGTCTTGCTCATTACCTTGCGAAGCTTGGGTTTAAATACGACTCACAGGAGGCATGGGATGCCGTAAACGGACTGTCTGAATCATTCCAGTATTATCTTTTGAAAGCATCCAATCAACTCGCAAAAGAAAAAGGTCACTGCGAATACTTTGGTCGCACCAAGTATTCGGATGGAATCCTTCCAATTGATACCTATAAGACAGACGTAGACGAAATCTCTTCACTCGCATTACAACATGATTGGGAAAATCTTAGAGCATCCATCTTGGCTCACGGTCTCAGGCACTCAACACTGTCCGCACAGATGCCATCGGAGAGCAGTTCCGTTGTGTCAAATGCCACAAACGGAATCGAACCTCCACGGGATTACTTGTCCGTTAAAAAATCGAAGAAGGGTCCACTTAAGCAGATTGTCCCTCAATATGGAAGCCTTAAAAACAATTACACTCTTCTCTGGGAGATGGATTCCAATCGTGGTTATATTAATGTTGTTGCTATGATGCAAAAATATTTTGACCAAGCAATTTCAGGTAACTGGTCATACAACCCAGAAAATTATGATGACAATGAAGTTCCCACTTCGGTGATTGTTAATGATTTCCTGACAACATATAAGTATGGGTGGAAAACATCGTATTATCAAAATACTCATGATTTAAAAACTGATGAAGTAGAAGAAAAGCAAGAGACACTGGGATCTTTACTTGATGAACTTCTTTCTATTGAAGAAGATTGTGAAAGTTGCAAAATCTAATTATGTTAAATCAAATTCTAACAAACGAGGAAAAGGAAATGCAGTACGATTTCAAAGTTTCTGAAAATGAGACCTCAATTAGAGGAGCAACTGTTTTTAATACTGAACAAGTTGATACCAAAAAACAACCCATGTTCTTTGGTCAACCACTTGGAATTCAGAGATATGATTCATACAAATATCCCATCTTTGATAAACTAACTACTCAACAACTTGGATACTTCTGGAGACCTGAAGAAGTGTCTCTCCAGAAGGATCGTGGAGATTACCAAACCCTTCGTTCTGAGCAGAAACACATCTATACTTCTAATCTGAAGTATCAGATTATGCTTGATTCTGTTCAGGGTCGTGGTCCTGGAATGGCATTTATTCCTTATTGCTCTCTTCCTGAATTGGAAGCATGTATGGAAGTGTGGGGATTTATGGAAATGATTCACTCACGTTCATACACATACATCATTAAGAACATCTATTCAGATCCCTCTGAGGTGTTTGATAAGATTATTACTGATCAACGTATTCTGGAACGTGCTAAGAGCGTTACCGAATCTTATGATGATTTTATTAACCATGCTCATCAGTATGATGCTGGATCAATGTGGGAACTTGCAAGAGAAGGTCACGTTGCTGGAAAGTTTGATAGAAAAGAATTGAAAAGAAAGTTATATCGAGCAGTTGCAAACGTGAATATCCTTGAAGGTATTCGTTTCTATGTTTCTTTTGCTTGCTCCTTTGCTTTTGGTGAACTGAAACTTATGGAAGGATCTGCCAAGATTATTTCCTTGATTGCAAGAGACGAAAATCAACATCTTGCGATCACTCAAAATATTTTGAATAAGTGGAGAGAAGGTGATGATCCAGAAATGCGTCAGATTGCTAAAGAAGAGGAAGAATGGGTTTATGCAATGTTTGATCGTGCTGTAAATGAAGAAAAGAAATGGGCAGATTATCTGTTCAAAGATGGTAGTATGATTGGACTTAATGATAAACTTCTTCAGCAGTATGTGGAATGGATTGCTAATCGTAGGATAAAGGCAATAGGTCTTAAACCAGTTTATGATATTGCTGCAAATAATAATCCTCTACCTTGGACGCAACATTGGATTTCTTCCAAAGGTCTTCAGGTTGCTCCTCAGGAAACAGAAGTTGAATCTTATGTGGTTGGTGGAATTAAGCAAGATTTCAAAAAAGATTCTCTTGCTGGATTTAAACTATGAACGTAAGTCATTTATCAGTAAATTTATTTGATAGTAAAACAGATCTTTGTGAAATAGGATCTAAATATGGCACAGATAAAACGCCATATAATGATACTAGTTGTGAGTACTATGATTCTGTTTATAGGCATTCATATACGCCATTTTATTCGACTTTATTTTCAAATCTCAAGTATAGTAAAATAAATTTTGGTGAGATTGGAATTTTATGTAATGCATCCATAAAGATGTGGAGGGAGTATTTTATAAAAGCTAAAATATACGCTTGGGATGGAAGTGAAGAACATTTAAAAAATGCAAAAAAAGATAAATTACGAAATGTAATTTATAATTATATGCATACTTCATATGAAGAATCTATTAAAGAATCATTTTTAAAATGTAAATGTAAATTTGATGTATTGATAGATGATGCCAGTCATTTATTTTGGGATCAAATACGACTTATTAGAAACTCCATTGATTATTTGAATCCAGGAGCTTTTTTAATTATTGAAGATATTAATAGAGATTTTGATGAAGAAAGGTATGTATATGAAGTAAAACAATATGGGCATGATGTATATTTTGACGAAATGCTCTTTATTGACTTATATCATAATCAATCTTCATTAGGTAAATATAATAACGATAAGATTATAGTGTTTACTCGATCTAATTTTTAATGACTTGTGGGGAGGTAACTCCCCTTTTTTATAAATACCTATAAATTCTTTAATACGAATATGGATTATAAGGAACTTATTGAAGCATACTCTGCTGTATATAATGAAGAACTTAGAGAAGAAATGCTTCATGCAGAAGAAAATTATCAAGTTCTTGACGAATTTAGCGATAATGAACTTGATGAGATCGTAGAAGAAGTTATTCTTGAGGGGTCATTTGATATTGATGAGTGTGTCGAGTATATTGAAGAAGCAAAGGTAACTTTTGGGCATGATACTGAAGATCCCGAGGCAAAGAGAAAGGCAGAAAGAATTGAAAGAGTAAAGGGTGCTGCAAAAAGAATTGGTAAAGCAGCAGTTGCAAAAGCAAAAGAAAAGGCACCAGAAATTAAAGCTGCTGCTAAAAAAGCAGGTAAAGTAGTAGTTTCAAAGGTAAGAGAAAAGGCACCCGCAGTTAAAGCTGCTGCCAAAAAAGCAATTAAGGGAATCCTTTCAAAGGGTAAGGAACTGTTTAATAGAGGTAGATCTGCACTTGCCAAGGGTCTTCGTAAGGGATCCGAACTTGCTTCAAAAGCAGCATCCAAGGTTGAACCCAAAAAGGCACATCCAAAAGCAGCAGCACCAGAAAGAGAAGAACCAAAAAGAGAACCAAAACCATATAGAGGTGAAGGTTCTGGTCGTAAAGAAGTTGTTGGTAAGAGTGTAAAGGCTGCCGCAAAGGAAGCAATTAAATCAGCAAGAAGCACCGCATATAGAGGTGCTGGAGCAGGACGCAAAGAAGCAGCATCTTCTGGTGGCGTATCCTCTAAAAGTGGTTCAATCGGTCGTGAAGGATCTAAGGGAACTGCACTTCCAGCAGCAGGTAAAAGTGGTGGATCCACAAAGGCTGGAAAGCCAATGAATAAATCTCAGAGAGCATTTAGAAATGCTGCAAGAGGATTTGGTGAGGCTTATGATGTAATTGCTGAATTGATGCTTGAGGATATTATTGATAAGGGTCTTGCAGAAACTTATGAGGAAGCATATGAGATCATGGAAGGATTGACTGATTATGAAGTCGGTGAAATTGCAGAAAATTTTGAATTGCTTGCAGAAGAAATCCTTTCTGAGCAAGTAGAAGAGAGAGATGATCTGTTTGATTATATTCTTGAGTATCTGGTTGCTGAAGGGTATGCAGATACGAATGAAGATGCTTTAGTTATTATGGCAAACATGAGTGAAGAGTGGAGAGAGAGTATTGTTGAGGAATCTATGCCACCAAGAAGAAGTAAAGAAGAAAGGTCAAAAAGGGCAAAGGAACTTGGAGATAGGCAAACTATTAGAAATGTTGTAGGGAAGTATAATAAAGAAAAATCATCATCTAAACAGGAAAATCCAGATAAGTATTATTCCAATAACTGAAACCACTTCCAAAACTGCTTACTAGAGGGTCTTCACAGACCCTCTTTTTTTTGTATAACTATAGTAGAGTATTTTTTTATATGGTTCACTATAACGACATCTTTGAATTAAAGGCAAGGTTGAATAATCTTAAGCATCAATTAGATTCTGAACATAAGACATGGCAAGAGAAAGAACTTGCCCATAAATATCTGAACAAAGCAATGGACTATGTAAATGAGTTGCAATTGTACTGATGAATTAACGGAAAATATTTTGCAAATTTATATTGAAATTTTATGTTAGTTAAAAATTCGCTCCCATCACATTATTGTGAAATATCGCATACAAACATTATTACGGAACATTTAAAAAATGAATTGGATGATAGTTATTATCTTTTCTTCATTCATCCAGATTTAGATTTGGATATAAATTTGATGGAAGAATTTTTGCTTAAACTTAAAGAAGTGAAGGCAAAAAATATTAAAAAAATTGCAATTCATGTTGGAAATGAGGAATATTATAATGATAAATTATATGAAAATTTTGATATGATCTTTAGAAATTATCACTATAATAAATCTGATAATTCTAAAGTATTTAATTTTAGTTTGGGTTATAATTCTAGTGGGAAATCTATAGTTGAATTTAATAATAGTAAAAAAATATCCGAAAGATCAATAGATGTTTTCTTTTCTGGGCAAATTGGACACAGAGAAAGTTTTTATCATTATGTAACTAATAATTTACGTGGAAATTATCATATTAATTTTAACAATAAATTTAGAGCTGGAATGGGTATTGATAATTATGTAAAAACACTCTCAGATACGAAAATATGTTTAGTTCCTAATGGATTGAGTAAAGAAACATTTAGATATGCAGAAGCATTTGCTTCTGGATGTGTAGTAATTACATCTGAAAACATAGACGTTTGGTATTATAAAAATTCTCCAGCTTACTTTGTTAATAATTGGAATCAGGTTACTGATGAATATATTCAAAATATTCTTCAAAGTAATATGGACATAAAACAAACTGAAGGAATTGAATATTATAAAAACTATTTGAGTCCAGAATCTTCTGCTAAATATATAATTTCTAAAATTAAAAATAAATTTCAATAATAATGAGTTGCAGTTATACTAATCCGTGGATTTATAATGGAGAAATTTTTGAGTCAGATAATATTCAAGATTATTTTGGTTTTGTTTATCTTATTGAAAATATTTCAAATCATAAAAAATACATTGGTAGAAAATATTTTTGGTCTTTTAGAACACCTAAGGGCAAAAAAAGAAAAGTAAAATCAGAATCTGATTGGAAAAAGTATTATGGATCTTGCCCAGAACTTAAAGAGGATATTGAAAAGTATGGTAAAGAGAATTTTAAACGATCTATACTTTCTCTTCACCGATCCAGAGGAAGAACAAATTTTGAGGAGACCAGACAACTTTTTCTCAACGGAGTCCTCACCGAATCCCTTGACAACGGAGAACCTGCCTACTACAATAGCAACATCCTCTCAAGGTACTTCCGAAAAGATTACTATGGAAATTGTGACTGAACCCGTTCTTGAGGTTCGTGAATGGGCAATCAAAAAAATTCAACTTCTTCATGATGCAGATCGTCATCGCAATGCAAAAGCACTTGCTGCAGAATTTTCTGAGTGGATTAATATTCCCTGCGGAGAAGATGAAATTCCTTACATCTGTATTGAAAATGATCTAAAGGAACAGGGATGGACGGAAGAGCAGGAGATTGACATCAAAGATCCGTGGGATTGACAAATACTAAATAATCACTTATTATGTGTACACCTGTCGAAAGGCAGGTTTTTTATTATGAGTCATTGATTTGATTTAGAGCCGTGGAAGGTGCCCTTTGAGAAAAGGGTGTACCCCCCTTCTATACGGATGTAGAGTTCTATTTAACTAAATGCGTAAAAACCTTACAAGTGTAGCCGTATCTCTTTTTGGTGCGGTTGCGACATCAGCGGCAACATTGCCAACACCGAGTTTTGCTACTTCACAATATAGTCCACCAATTGAAGAAAGCAAAATTCAGGAGACAACGACCAAAGAGGTTGCTCCCGAAAAACCTAAAGTGAAAAGGTTAATTTGTACAGGATGTAACAGTAATGAAATTAAAACATTACAATTCCTTCAAGATCGT